GACCCACGAAGTGATTGCTCGTTCTCACTACCTTTCAAACTTATTGTAGTCCCATTTCGTAAAGACAAGGTTAATTGTGTTTCATTTATCTTAGCAACCCATCTATGCTCTAGCATCTTTTCTTTTAATGGTTTCCACATTATCTCTCTGCTTTGTCTATAGCTGGGACTTATGTAGAATATTTTTTTGTTTGGAAATCTACCAAATTTAGCCAACTCATTTAAGGCTACAAATGTTTTTCCAAATCTTCTTCCACTCAGTAAAATTCTAAATCTTTTATCTGATAATATTACTTTTCTTTGTGGTTCACTAAGAGGCACTAATCAATAGACCATTCTAAAGGCTGACTATCTTCTCCTACAGGTATATCAGATTGACCTAACATTTGTTTACCCAACCATATAAGCATAACTGCATTTCCTTTTTCGGCACTCTTCCATTGTAACTGTCTGAGTCTTAGTTTCATCTCTGCTCTCCCTTTTGTGAGATATTCGGAATAACTTTTACGAATAAGGCTTTCATCACACCCAAAGAAGTCTGCTATCTCTATATTTGTCATACCAAATTTAGATAGCTTTTGGACTTCTTCGCCTTTTATGTTGTATTTAGTTGGTCTTGCCATTAATAATATTTATATCTGCTATCTTCTTACAATAATTATTGGCAGTTTTCCAATTAATGAAGTTCACAGATTTGTGTTCATTACCCTCTCCAAAGAACTTAAATGTAAGCAATCTATTTTTACCTATCTTGCCATTATCAAGAATATAACCTCTAGTTCCTTTTTCAATAAAAGTATCTAGCACAACTTCGTCTAAAACTTCATCAAAAAACACCACATTTGGTAAGTTTGAGTCTAAATCTTCAGTAATTGTAAAGTATTTCATAATTTTCCTTTGTTAATAATACTCATAATTGAATATTATTAGCAATAAACCACATATTTTTTTCTAGTTTTAGTGAAATGTTTAGGTTTTTTTTTCACTTGGTCTTGCCATTTATTTTTTCTTTCCAAAAGGATAATCTGAAATAATAGGTTGTGAAAGAGGTTGGTAATGTTTTGAATCTTTTGGTAAAGTAATATGTATCATTTGTTTAGCCTTTTCCAATTTTTTAATATTTTTAGGTTTTAAAATATCAATGTAACTATAATTATATGTTGATAAACAATTCTGCATAACCTTATTCTACACTAATACTCATCTTATCCATAGCCTCTTTTGACACTTTACCTTGTCTATATGCCTCTCTTATATCCTGATCTGTGTCATTTAAGGTTCTAAATCCTTTTTGCCAAGAAGTAAGATTAATAAATGGGTCTCTTTTTTGTATACCAAACTCATCTTTCTTCTCTGGTTTTGTTGGTTCGTTCTCCCACCCTTTATTATTTAGCCATGTTCTAAAGTGTTGAATAAACTTCTTATCATCATGGGAAGTACAAAATTTTTCCCATTTATCTACCAACACATCAGGTTCAGGCATATCTTTTAGTTTATTAAAAACCTTAAATGCTTGTTGTTTATTACCTGTTTTATAAGTTAGCTTTGACCATATATTATTGAATATATCTATATTATTACTGTTATTATAACTATTACTATGACTACTATCCATTTGGTTATCCATTTGCATATCTTTACCCCATCTTTTATTAGATGCTTTCCTTAGTTTTTCTGTTCTTTCATGCACCCAATTCATCTCTTCTCGCTGTGCCTTTGAATAATAACCCTCTTCATCAGCTTGAAAATAGGTCTCTAAAATATAATTTATGCTGTTTTCATCAGCATTTTGACAAACTCTTTTGAGTCTATCTATATCTTTTGGTAATGTTGCGTTATTCTTCCATGCATAACAAAGCAATCTAAAATATAAACCTAGTTCTTCGTTTGTGAGGTTTACTGTATCTGCTATAAAATTATCAGGACTTATTCCCATCTTCCATATTTTTTGTGCCATTTTTTTCTCCAATCTTTTCGTTAAAACACTTTATACAAGACCTATCACAATCCCAATCAATATTATGCTCTATGAATAAATATCTTGTTAAATTGTTGTAGGTAACTTGGCTGACCATTTCCATCATATTATATTTTGTGTATTCTCTTCCACAAAAACAACATGGGTAGGTCTCATATTCCCCAAACTTCTTGCCTGTTCTTTTTGGCATCTTCATCTTTCCATTCATAATCATCAAGTTTTGGGGAAAATAATATTTTTAGATCATCAATACTATTTGCAAGTTTAAGTGTATGCTCAAGACTTTTTAAGTGTGTTTCTGCTTCTCCTATATAGTCATAATCAGGTATAAAAGGCACAAACTCACATACTTTCTGATCTTTTCTTCTAGGTTCTTTGCCTGTAGCTAACAAAAAACTACAATTAATGTTCTTACTTGTTTTTTCTTGAAAAGCCTTTTTATAGATAGCCATTTGAAGTTTATCATCATTCGTAAGCAAAAACTTATCTTTTGTTTTTAAGTCAATTATATAAACTGTATCTTCGCTTTCAAAAATATAATCTATAAAGCCAATAAAAGGTGTTCCATAAATAAGTGTCTCAATATGTATTTGGTTTCCAACAAATGTTTTTTCTATTGAACTTTGTTCCCAAAATTCATCAAAATTAATATAAATTTGTTTGACCATAGGTTTAATTAAATCATATTGCTTTTGTTTATCTTCATCTTCATCAATAAAACTTGTTGCTGATTTAAAAAAATTTTGAGCAATTTTAACACATTCTTTTTCTTCTAACCCTTTAAGTAAATATTGATCAATACCAAACTCTACTGCTTTTCCTCGTTCCATTCTTGCGTTAGATATTCTTGGATAACCCAATACATAATCAAGAAAGAACTTAGCTTTATTATTCTTAAAAGATTTTAACCTACTAGCTGAAAAAGGCAGTAGATGGTTTTCTGTCTCAAACTTTTCAAATACTTTTAAATCAATCATTTTTTTCTCCATATTTTTCTTTAGCTACTTTTAGACCATCAACAAACCAACATCTCCAGCCACCATCTACTTTTTTAACAACTCCCCAATAAACACTAACCATAAATTTGCTAATATTATCTTCTCCTAATCTTCTTACAATTTGATATTGAGATGGATATTGTTCTCTAAAATCTCTTATTCTCATTTCTATTCTAGATTTTAATTTTTGAGCATCTTTATTATTTTCAAAAAAAACTGAGTCTCCAATTTCCATTTTTTCTGCTAAATAATAAAATTCATCTTTTTTTCTAGGATATATATTTACAGGGTAAGGTATTCCTTTATCTATTTTCATTTATTTCTCCATCTAATAATGTTGGTTGGTTCGTATCTATTGGACTCCATTTATAATAGTAGAGTTTATTTATTTTACCTGAGATAAATTTATCTGGGACTCTAGTTTGTTTAAATGGTTTCTCTAAATGGCTTAGAGGAACTATCATATATTGGTCTTGATAAATAATCTTTAGATTAGCTTTGCTGTTCCTAGCTGTTTTAACAAACTTATGTAGAACAGGTGCTAACCAGCCTTGATACAAAGTAGTTATTCTTTTGCTATGTTCTCTTAATGCCATTTTTCTCTCCAATAAATTTTTTCATAATATAATTAAATATTTTTGGATAAGGCAAAGAACCCATACCAACAGCTTTTTCTACTTTATCTTTTGATTTGTTCAGCAACTCTTTATCTACTTCCATAGTTATTCGTTGTGACTCATAATCTCTAATTTTATTTCCCATGTTTCATCTTCTCCATTACAATTTGTTTTAGTTTATCTTTTTCTCTAAATATTATTTTGTAGTTAGCATGGTCCTCTCTGCATAGAGGAATAAGATTTGATACTTCATTCCTGAGACTAGGCGAGGCTGATCTACTTTCAATGTGGTGCAAATCAACCGCAACCTTGTTCTCACAATACCAGCACATAATCGTATCATATTCAGATAGACCATAATATTTTAGAAATATGCGTTTATATTTAACCAAAATACTTTTTATGTACTTTGACAGCTTCAGCAGTAAGAGGGTCAATATCGGATATTCCAAACTGACCTGACCCCATACTCCTTGTAACAATACCTGTTATAAACATACTAGCATCTACTCTAAGACCTGAGTTATAATTACCATTACCATTACTAGAAACAGTTCTAACTTCGGTTTCTCTACTATAATCTGGGTAATCATGTTGAGGTGGTTCTTCCATATCGCCAAGTTTTCTGACATTTGAAGCAGTATAATATTCTTTGTCTGTCTTTTTTGATATTTTTTTATCACTCAAATCACAAATAAATCTATCTTGCTTTTGAAGATTTGTTTTTTCGTTTATGTAAAGAGTTTTACCATCATCAGTATAAACAGTATATTTATAATCTGTTCCTGAACTATTATCGTAAATTGCTTTAACTATATTTTCCATTTTTTTTCTCCTTATTTTAAGATGGAATACTTTCTGTTTTCCATGCAAGTCTTTATCACTTTTTCCTCGTGATAACCATACTCAAATCCACTCATTTGCATTTGAGCAGTAAATCTACATTCTTGTAAGTCTCCGTAAAAGTT